TGAAATCATAGAAGATTTTTAAAGAGGAAGTAAGAATGGACAGTTTGTATTCGGAATTTATCTATAAGAGCAGATATTCACGTTATCTGCCAGAACAGAATCGCCGTGAGAATTGGGAAGAGACAATCAATCGTTATCTTGACTTTATGTATATGCACTTACATACAAATCATAGTTACGATATAACACCAGACCTTCGTAAACGCATATTCGATCATATTCATGACATGAAGGTCATGCCTTCCATGAGAGCATTGATGACATCTGGCAAGGCACTCATGCGTGACCACACTTGTGGTTATAATTGTTCGTTTCTACCTATTGATGATCCTAAGGCCTTTGACGAAGCCATGTTTATTCTACTATGTGGCACAGGTGTTGGGTTCTCCGTTGAGCGTCAGTTTATCAATCAACTACCAGAAATTCCAGAGCGTCTATTCGACTCTGAAACCGTAATCGTCGTTAGAGACAGTAAGGAAGGATGGGCAAAGGCTCTCCGTATGCTTATTGCACTTCTCTATACGGGCGAAGTTCCAAAGTGGGACCTGACCAAGGTTCGACCAGCAGGTGCTCCTCTAAAGACATTTGGTGGCCGTTCATCTGGACCAGGCCCACTTTCGGAACTATTTAAGTTTGTTGTCAAGATGTTCCGTAATGCACATGGTCGACGCCTCACATCGCTTGAGTGCCATGACATCATGTGCAAGATAGGCGAAGTCGTTGTTGTTGGTGGTGTTCGCCGTTCAGCAATGATCAGCCTATCTAATCTATCAGATGACCGTATGCGTCATGCTAAAGCAGGTGCTTGGTGGGAAGCAAATCCACAGCGAGCATTATCAAACAACTCGGCAGTATATAACGAGAAGCCTGAAATCGGTTCATTCATGTCCGAATGGGTATCACTATATGAGTCGAAATCAGGAGAGAGAGGACTATTCAGCCGTGAAGCATGTCAAAAGATCGCAAAACGAAACGGAAGAAGAAATGCTGACCAACTATTCGGCACCAATCCGTGTAGTGAAATTATCCTTAGACCGTATGGATTTTGTAACCTTACCGAAGTGGTTATCAGAGCCACAGACACCATTGAACAGATTAAGGAGAAAATTGAGATTGCTACTATTCTCGGTACTTTCCAATCTACTCTCACTGATTTCCCGTATCTAAGAAAGATTTGGGTCAAGAACGCCGAAGAAGAAAGACTACTTGGTGTTTCTCTTACAGGCATCTATGATTCAAAACTATTCAACAATCCAGAAGATAAGAATATAAAGGAGAGACTAAGTGAACTCCGTGACTTTGCTATTGAGGTGAACAATGGACTGGCTGATAAACTGGGTATTAATCCTGCTGCTGCTATTACTTGCGTCAAGCCATCTGGAACAGTCTCGCAACTTTGTGACTCGGCTTCTGGTATTCATCCTCGTCATTCCAACTATTATATTCGCCGTGTTCGAGCAGATAACAAAGATCCTCTAACACAGTTTATGAAGGACAAGGGTGTACCATGGGAGCCAGACTTTATGAAGCCTGATTCCACAACGGTGTTCTCTTTCCCAATGAAAGCACCAAAGGGTGCAGTTGTTCGTGATGACATTGACGCTATCAAGCATCTCGAACTATGGGCAGTTTACCAAGAAGCGTGGTGTGAACACAAGCCATCAGTCACTATCAACGTCCGTGAAGAAGAATGGATGAAAGTTGGTGCATGGGTATATGATCACTTTGATGAAATGTCTGGTGTATCGTTCCTACCACATGATGGTGGATCTTATCGTCAGGCTCCATACGAGGAAATCACCAAAGACCTCTATGAAGCAATGCTACCTTCAATTCCTAAATCACTTGATTGGGATACATTGGTTGAAATGGATGACAATGTTGAAGGTGTCCAAACTCTAGCATGTACCGCTGGCGGATGCGAAATCTAATCGTCGCATTACTCATTATGGGAGGGATCAACTTGGCTGCTGCGGATCCAACCGCAGACAGAAGCCCTCCCATCCTTCCTAATCCTGTCATGACCCCTGGCGATACCTTGCCAGCGGGGCTTGACAAAATCTGCTCCGTAGGCTATACTAAGACAGTTAGACATGTTTCCCAGTCTAAAAAGGATCATGTCTATGAGTTATACGGTATAACAAGGATTTCCGGACAGTTTGAAGTCGACCATCTAATCAGTTTAGAACTAGGCGGATCAAACTCTATGCGGAATCTCTGGCCTCAAGCATACTTTACGGAAACATGGAATGCTAGAGTTAAGGACGTATTAGAACATCACTTGAATAGAATGGTATGTGACGGTAAAATCTCGTTAGAGGAAGCACAGAAAGCAATCGCTACAGATTGGATCGCCGCATATTGTAAGTATGATAATAAACTACCAGCGTCGTGTGCTACATATATGGAGAAAGTGAAATGAAGAAACTACTTATTGCAGCAATGCTAATCGCAACACCAGCCGCAGCAGAAACCAATATCACTATTAGCAAGTCGCACCAGATGATGCAGGTTGATAGTGATTATGGCTCGTATCAGTGGCGAGTCTCAACCGCCCGCAAAGGTTATTATACTCCCACTGGTACTTTCCATCCTTATTCCCTTCAACTAATGCACTATTCAAAGAAGTATGACAATGCGCCAATGCCTCATTCTATTTTCTTTAGTGGCGGTTACGCTATTCATGCAACACCTCATGTCGGTGCCCTTGGACGACCTGCTTCTCATGGATGTGTTAGGCTTAGTCCTACTAATGCCAGAACGCTATATGAGATTGTAAAGCACGACCCCAACACAACTATTAGGATTGTCCCATGATAATCATCGACAATGTTATCACCAAAGAAAGGTGTCAGGAGTATATTGCCCGTATTGCAGAATATTACCAACAACAGGTAGATGATGGTGCTGACCCATATAGTTTTGATCAGGCCCGTCTGAAGATCATTAATGATGATCCTATTACGGAAGAAGTTCATAAACTATTTGAATCAAAAATCAAGATCAAACTAAATCATCGTTCAACACAGTTACAAATATGGCCGGTACATTCGTTCTCAATGCGACATGTGCATGACAGTCCAGAAGCCGGAGACTGGAACTATACTGGTATGTTGTATCTAAATGATGACTTTGAGAGTGGAATATTCTACACAGATGATATTCAAATCAAACCTGTTCCTGGAAGATTGACACTATTCAATGGTAGAGAAGTTTATCACGGTGTTAGTACCATATTGGATAAGCCTAGATATTGTATAATCTTTTGGTGGAACGTAGAAGGGGAAGGAATATGAATCTATTTCAATTAGGCAAATTCACTTCACATGCTGGTAATGAACTCGATTGGAAGATTGAGTGTGATGCTTTAACAGACGATGACTGGGAATGTCTTGCTAAGATGATTAGCGAAAAGACCCAGTTTGGTAAAGTCTATGGTATCCCACGTGGTGGTACCAAACTTGCTAATGCACTAGAAAAGTATGCAGACCCCAAGAACCCTATTCGCTTGGTTGTCGATGATGTGTGGACAACTGGCACCAGCATGAATGAAGTAATGCAGAAGGGTGACATGGGATTCGTAGTATTTGCTCGGCAACGTATTCAGTTTGATTCAAACAAGTATGTTCGAGCATTGTTCACCATGGAAGTTTTATGAATGAACTGGATGAAATTTTACTTGAACAACTACATGTTGCTAGACATCTAGCAAAGAAAATGAGGAAAGCGAGAAAGGTGATGGGTCCTGATCCTTACTTGCTTTCCTGTCAAGAACAGAATGAAAAGAGAATACAATATTTTGAGTATATGATTAATGACAAAACGTTATTACACAAGAAGCATAAACGAAAGAAGCAACAAAACCCAGACATACTGGCAAGGAGTACCTCCTACGAGTGGTACAGAAATTTTATGGTAATGTCCAATATCGGATACAAGATGATGATTGATTCGTTCCAGGCCTATATGTCCTATTTCAAAAAGGATAAAGAGTAATGACAGGAGAACGAGCCGCAATATTTGGACAGTTTATCGAACAGTTGGTAGAAAGCGATGTAGCCGTTTCTGATAGGGAACAAGTCTACAAAGTTTTACTAGAAATCTTAGAAGATTTTGAAATCAAAGGTATGGATGGTTATCTAGATATCGATCCTGCCTTTGATGAAGTTTGGAACGAAAAGTACCCACCTGAAATTGAAGAATACGAAGAATAACTATATAGGTCTATGTGGACCTATCAAAACGAACCTCTTACAGAAATCCCAGAAGGCTATCAGGCTTTCGTATATCTTATCACCTGTGTTCCTACAGGAAGAAAGTATATCGGTAAAAAACTATTCAAGTTTACTCGCACCACCAAGAAGAAGGGGAAGCGAGTAAAGAAACAGGTCGATTCAGATTGGCTAGATTACTATGGCAGCAATAAAGAACTTCTACAACACGTGGAAATCTTCGGTAAGGAGAAATTCACACGAGAAATCATCCGTCTATGTAAGAGCAAAGGCGAAGCGTCGTATTATGAGGCTAAGGAACAATTCGACAGGGATGCTCTAATCTCTGAGCAATACTATAACGAATGGATTATGGTGAGAGTTAGAAAGTCTCATGTAAAGAAGTGAGGGAAGAATGATTACAGTATATTCAAAAGATGCCTGTGTGTTTTGCGACAAGGCAATCACACTACTAAAACTAAAGGCAAAGGATCACATTGTCTATAAGTTGGGCAAGGACTTTGACCGGGATACAATCCTGGAAATGTTCCCGCAGGCTCGGACTTTTCCGATAATAACTATTGACAAAGCCTTCATCGGGGGCTATAATGAGTTAGAAAAGTTGCTCAATGAGGGAAAGAAAGATGATTGATAAGTATGCTCTGAAGGAAGACCTCAAGAATGGGGTCGTTACTGTTGTGTTTGAAAAGACTGACGGAACGGAACGCACGATGAGAGCGACCCTTTCTGATCTATATGTTCCGCAGGTTGAACCTGCTATGTTATCCGAGTATGATGGACAAGTTCCTAAAAATGCTCGGCAGTTGAATGATAACGTCCAGGCGGTATGGGATATCGATGCTGGTGGATGGCGTTCATTCCGTATTGATTCTGTGAAACAACTATTGAAGGAGTAGAATATGCCGTGGCCACACAAGAATAGACCTCGCAAGGGTCGTCGTAAAGTCGGTTCTAACAAGCGCAAGATGCGTCGTACCAAAGGAAAGAAGAAGTAATGTCTACAGATTTTCCATCAAAGGTTTCCAAAATGAAAGACATGAAGATCATCAGCGTCACCACAACGTCAGACGCAATCAACTTTATGGATGCATTAGCCCTGTTGTTTATCGGTCTGCATCTAACCGGTCACCTAGAAAACTGGACATGGGTAGAGATTCTATCTCCTCTATGGGGTCCATTTATGTTGAAGTGGTTGATCAGTCTCATTACAGCAACTTTCTTCGATGATGTAAATGAGGAGGACGAGTAATGTCCGCAGATAATGGCATCTATGTTCTACTAACAGAAAGCCCTAAGGGTCCTGAATATCGTGTAGCATACGCTCAAGCCATCGACTCCATCTATGGTAAGTTTAATGAAGAAACTTTCAAATGGGATGGTGACCTTGAGGCAATTCGTGATATCTTTCAGAACGCAGAAGTCTATCATACTTTGAATGAGGCACTTGATCATGCAGAAGAACTGGAACAGAACTATAATTACCTAGAAGATGGTATCTGCGTCATCAACGAGTTTAAGGATCATGGAAAAATCTTCGGATGATTATCGAAAAGTGTAACGCTGCACCCAAACTACTCCTCGAAAAGGCTAGAAAGATCATTGAGAGTGAAAATTTCTCATGGTTTTATCAGAACAATACAGCCTATTCAAATAGTATGCCTCAGTTTGATGAACTACACAATGGTAGTTTCAGTCATATTGCTGTTATGGATGAGAGAAAGAATAGTATAAGTGCTGATTGTCTAGAGGACATTCTTCTAACCATTCTCGATCCTATGGGTAAGGAGTTAAACAAATTACATAGAATTAGAATTGCACTGATACCTATCGGTCAATCTAATTTTGTGAACCATCCTCATGTCGATGTACCATACAATCATACAGTAGGATTGCTATATCTAAATGACAGTGACGGTGACACCATCATATACAATGAAAGGTTTAATCCTTACGGTACATTAGATGTAGCATCTTACTATGAGGATACTTTAAATCGACAAGTGACAGAACTAAAACGAATAACACCAGAAGAAAACAAATTTGTGATGTTTGACGGTACCCACTTTCATTCATCATCGACGCCTGCTAAAACTAAAAAACGCCTAACTGTAAACTTTGTATTTGAAGCACATGACAGATAAGGAGAAAAAAGTGAGAAAGTCGGCAGCGGTTAAAAGACCTAAGTTCGCAGACGAAAAGTATCTCGGTCCTGAACCCACTGTGACTGAGGAATCTACACAATCAGACCTAGCCAGGGCATACAACTGGTTCAACTACTTCTATTCAAGTGATGACGCAAAGTCATTCACTATCTCCTACCTAAAGTCTATTAAGTATGATAAGAGCGTTATTCAAAAACTGGCTTCCGTCAAGGCCTTCGAACTCCACAACATCGGATGGAACTGTAGACTATTGGCTTCCGGTTCCATCTTACCCGATGATGTTTGGGAAAAGATTGAAGCAAAGATTGGAGAACTCACGAAAGATGTTGTGGAAACGGCCGAAGATGAAACGGAACAGCCGATTCAAAAAGTTGTTTCTATCCAAGATCGTATCAATAACAAAGCGTCGGACCTAATCGGTGAACTGGAAGAACAGTTAGACGTTTTCTTCCAAGAAGGAGTAATTCAGTTTGACGTTAAGAAGTGGTCCCTTGAGAAGGGAATTAAACCGCAAATTGCGAAGAGGATTGCAGAACACTTCCGTCCTCAATACGATGAAATCACCGAAGCCCAAACAAGTAAAGACCCCGAACTTGTGGAAGCGTATAAAGGATGGCGTAAGCCGGTTCTTAAAATCATGGGGCTTTTCATAAAGCGTATCATTGACCACATGGTTGAACTTGACTCTGCTGGTCAGGCTGTCCGCAAGCCACGCAAGAAGAAGGTTAAGCCTGCCCATGTTCTAGTGGCTAAGATGAATTACTGTGCATCCTCTGATACACTCACCAGCGTAGACCCGAAAGGAATCATCGGTGCTGAACAACTTTGGACTTTCAATGTTAAAACTCGTAATCTTTCTGTGTATAATGCCGTGGGTCATTCTGGCCTTTCGGTCAGAGGGACTACGATTACAGGATTTGACGAAGCAACTTCGGTTACAAAGAAACTCCGTAAGCCAGAAGCAGTAATCAAGCCACTACTAGAAGGTGGTAAGATTTATCTACGTAAGGTCATGGAGAATATCACAACCACAGAACAGAAGGCAACTGGTCGTATCAATGCAGATACAATCCTTTTGAGAGTAATACGATGAGTACCACACATGCTATGATTTGGGTTGCGATTTACATGGGCATTATAGTCGGTGTCCTGGCAGTGTTCATTGTGCTGGCTGCCACATACTACGACTTAAAGAACAAGGATGAGAAATGACCGAGAAAGTAATCGAGTTCCCAAAACACAAGGTCGTCAGGGATGTCCCTGGCGAGGTGATTGAGGAGCGAAACCGTCGAGCAGAACAGAAAGCCGCTGATGCCATTGTTGACGAGGTTGTTGGTGTCCTCATAACAGAACTAGATAACTATTATGTGGAAGTTACCGATAAGCAATTCTCTAAAGACTTCATCCTTGTTATCGATGCATTAAAATCCGCAGTATATCGTCAGTTCGGATTTGAACATCATTTCCATGATTTCATTGACAACAACGTTACCCTGCTAGAAGCGGATTTTGATACCCTATCCAAGGAACAGATTCAGGAAAAGATAGACTCGGTAATGAAGGATTTGCTTGTCGCTAAAAAAGAACTTGACGACACGGAGGAATAGTGATATAATTACTATATCATCATGAAGGAATTGTTATGTCTTATATGCTAATCGACCTTAATCAGGTCCTAATATCTAACCTAATGCAGTCCATTTCCGGACGCATGATGGTACCCGACGAGAATGGTAACTTGGTTAAAGCCAAAGATGGATTGAATGAAAATCTAATCCGTCATATGTGCATCAATACCATTCGTTCCCAGGTGCGTCAATTCAAGAATAAGTATCCTAATGTTATCATCTGCTGTGATAACCGTCATTACTGGCGTAAGGACTATTTCCCTTTCTATAAGGCAAATCGTAAAACGGATCGTGAGGCTTCTGGTCTTGATTGGGGTATGATCTTTGATACCCTGAACCGTATTCGTGACGAACTGAAAGCAAACTTCCCCTATAAGATTATCGACGTTGACGGTGCAGAGGCAGACGATGTGATCGCTGTTCTCACCGCTCGGTTTGCTGCATCTTCTAGCGTTCTTATCCTGTCATCTGATAAGGACTTTGCCCAGTTGCAGAAGTATCCTAACGTTACCCAGTATTCTCCTATTCTAAAGCGGTTCATCAAGATCGATGACCCTGCCTCTTTCACTAAGGAGCATATTCTAAAGGGTGATCGTGGTGATGGCATTCCTAACATTCTATCACCTGATAACACATTCGTTGCTGGTGAACGTCAAAAAGTTCTAAATAGCAAGAAACTACAAGAATGGTTGAAGCAAGACGCTGAAACGTTTTGTACCACGGATGCTATGCTTCGAGGCTTTAAGCGTAATCAAACTCTCGTTGACTTTGATTATATACCGAACAACATTCAGGCTGCAATCGTCCAAGCGTTCGATGATTCAACTCCTGCTACCAAAGAAACTATGCTGAATTATTTCATGTCGAAAGGCTTGAAAGTTATGATTGAAAGCATACATGATTTTTAAGGATGTAAAATGAGCAATAAGAATGTATATGAGGTATTCAATGAGTTTAAGAATGCCAAGACTAAAGCAGAACGTATTGAGGTTCTAAGAAAGAATGATACCTATGCACTACGTAACGTGCTGATGGGTGCATTTGATCCACGTATTGTATTCAATGTGGATAAGATCCCGGACTTCAAGCGTGAGAAGATGCCAGCGGGTATGTCATACTCACATATGACCAATGAACTTGGTAGGATCTATCTGTTCATGAAAGATAACCCACGCACTCCCGCTGGCTTGACAGAAAAGCGAAAGACAGAGATATTGATACAGATACTAGAGTCCTTAGAGGAAGACGAAGCAGACGTATTTGCTGCTATGTTAACCAAGAAACTAAAGGTTCCACATCTAACACCGGCATTAGTAAATGAAGCGTTCCCAGACTTACTACAACTATCATAAGTTAGTAAAGAGTTTAAAGAATGAGAAGGGCAAATACAGACCCACAATGGATGAACTAAACCTATGGTTCGATATACTCAATGCAACTATCTTCGGTAACAAACTCAAGCCTTTTGATAAGTTGCATATCGGTCGACCACATAATGCTCATGCATTGTTCCTGTATTGGCCTGGTGAGAAAGAAAAGGGTAATCAGTTAAAGATGAACAAGGTATATGACAATAAGAAATTGTTTGTCGAAATTCTAGCACATGAAATGATCCATCTATTCCAGTTTCAATATGATGAACCACTCGGACACGGACCGTCGTTCTGGGTATGGCGTGATAATTTTAACTTAAAGGGACTAACGTTACATAAGGTAGCATGACAATGAAGCATAAGTCAAATCATCACAAAATTGATCCTCTATATGCCGAACTATATGAAGAAGATAAGAAGTATGGTGGCAAACGGTTGGAGCGACCACAGTCCGAGATTCGAGACCGACGACCGTTGAAGAATCTAAAGAAGGCGTGGATGGAACACACCGACGATTATGATGAGGTCGATGATTTTTATGAGCATTAAAATTGAGGGGACTAGTTCCCCTCTTTTTTGTATGTAAACATAGTCTACTAAATCGATAGACTTAGGGTGCGACAAAATGTCGCAGGGTTTACAATCACTTTTCTATTGACTCTTCCGTTCCTTTATGCTAGTATTAGCACATGATCAAAAACAAACGTAAACGCCGTTCTGACTGTAAACACGTAATCTATAACTTGGCTATAAACGGCCGAGAGTATATCGGGGTTACAGTTGTCGACCAGGGTCGGGTAATGCCTTCGCTTACCCGTCGCTGGAATAAACACGTCCGTCGTGCAATGACCGAGGGCAAAGACTGGAAATTGTGTGTGGCTATTCGTAAGTATGGTCCTGATAATTTCCACGTAGGTGTCCTTGAGGTTGTTCGAGGCAAGTCCGAGGCTCATATACGTGAACGGGAATTGATCCGTGAACGTAAACCCAAACTTAACACAGACGTTCGGTAAATGTAAACATGGTGCGACATTATGTCACATAGACAAATGTTCCGAACCGTGCTACTATATGTCCATAATCAATCGTGAAAGGAAATCCTATGTCTAATCCTCGTTTCGTTAAAAAGTCCTTCAACCTGGACCTTAACACTCTTAATGCTCTCACTAACTATTTTGAAAATGGGGGCACTATTAAAGTGGCTAAACCTGCTAAACGTCCGAAGAGTGGCGTTAATAAAGGCAAATCGATAAACGTTAGGGGTTAATCATGGAAGTTTTCGCTGTAATATGGTTTACGGAGTATGAGGGAGAAGTTCTCATGGGAATCTTCTCGGACTACGTGAAGGCTCGTGAATTTGTGCTGGCCGACGGCAACGACAACTTGTATATTCGCAAGGTAGTAATGAACGAGATCTATATGTTCGGTGCTTGTGGGGAGGAAATATAATGTATTTTATGCGCCATATCTATGCTCTTTCGGTGTTCGAACCCGATGGTTTTGATAACGATTGGATGGTTGCTTACTATTGTGCTAATCACAATAGCGGCAAATATCCGTCCGAGTCCTATTGGATCGTCCCCGGCACTCTTAATCTGGAGGATTAATATGAAAACTGTTTTCCATGATGATCTGGATGTTAATGGTTATATGGTCATGTATATTGGCAATGTCAATAAAGCGATGACCGCACAGAACCGTGTTACTTGGTGGATTGTTCCTGGCACTTTGGAGGTATAATGACTGATATCGTTCTCTTTATTGTAGTGTTTGCTCCGCCTGTTGCGTTTGCGTTAATCGCTCTTACTAACATGGAGAATTAATATGATGGACGAAACTAAAATCATGCAATATGTGGCACTCGGTATGATTGCTACGTTTGCTTTTGTCGGCACTATGCTGTGGCTTGCTATTGATGGGATGAACTAATGACAATATCCATCCGCTTTGACGGCTATCCGCTTTATGCTTTTGTGTCGGAGTGGATGGTTATCGCATATACAATCATTGTCCTCGGTGTTTATCTTTGGCTAAGGAGCAAATATAATGGCTAATGTTAAGACTTTCAATCTGTCGGTATATTTTGTTGATAGCACGACCATAACCTTTCGTGGTATCTCACGGGTTGCTGTTGAGCGATATAAAAAGTATTACCTCAATAAGTATATCAAGCCCGATTTTTATGTGGAGGCAAGATGAAACTCTCGCCTAAACAAATTGAGTATATCAATAAGGAACGAGAAATTCTTATTCGCCTCATTGAAGCAAAAGAAAAGAATAAGATAGATGCCGGTCTTGGTGGAGATCGTATTCGATTAAAAACGATCCAACTCATTATTGATTTACACAATCTGGAGATAGGAAAGAAAGATGAAACGCAAAACGATAAACCCGGTAGCGAAGGCACTCCGGACTCCTGTATGTAGACCGAAGGTGTTTGTAGACAAGAAATCTGTCTACAATCGCAAAAGACTACCAAAACTATAGACTAAGGGTGCGTCATCATGTCGCACCTGTTTACATACGATTTCGCTTGATTTGTTCCGTCCTTTGTGTTATGATTAGACATAATCAGAAAGGATAGTAAACATGAAAAACGCTCTTTTGTTCAAGTTGAATAGTTTCTTTGCTTACATGACTGTTAATGTCGTGTTCGGGTTCATTGTTGCTGAGTTTATTTTGTCTTTACAGACTAAAGTAAATGAGTATTTTGATTATGATTGGGCTGATGCTGTTGATCAATTTAACTCGCTCTAATCTGAAAGGGGATTTTATATGATCAATCTTTCTAAGGCTTCGAAAATGCCTGCTAAGTCCTGGTCCCTGCAAGCGGGGTCCACGTGTCCTGGTTCTATTGATCCCATTACTAAGCAACCCCTCCCCGTTTGTGCTGGCTGCTATGCGAAAGACGGCATGTATAATATGCCCAACGTCAAATCAGTCCGTGAGTCTAATCGTGAAGATTGGAAACGTGCCGAATGGGTCGATGAAATGGTTGCTTTGCTTAAAAAGCAAAAGTTCTTTCGCTGGTTCGACTCGGGAGACGTTTATCATCCCGCTCTGGCTTTCAAGATTTATCTGGTTATGCAAAAGACTCCGCAAGTGCAGCATTGGCTGCCTACTAAGTCTTATAACATTCCCAAGATACGTGCAGTCCTTGAGCGTATGAAAATGCTTCCCAATGCTGCTGTTCGCTATTCGTCCCCGTCTATTACTGGTGAGTTTAATGTTGATCATGGCTCAACTGTAATTGCTTATGCAGACGATGAAACGACTGCAACTGTTTGTGGTGCTTATTCTCGCAATGGCAAGTGTGGTGATTGCCGTGCATGTTGGGATAAAGAGATTAAAGTAATCGCTTATCCCGCTCATGGTCGTCGCATGATGTCCAAAGTCCGTAAGATGAAACAAGGAGCCTAATATGTGGTCTGTTTATTCTGATGCCGGCTTATATCGTTCTGGCTTGCGAACCCGTGATGAAGCCTGGATAGTTGCTACCGAAGCAACCGAAACTTTCGACATTGATCATTGGGTTGAATGTGAAGGAGAATAATATGCAAAAGATTATCTCTGGTGATTTTAGTTATGTCTGCCGTGTAGCAAATAACTTTATTGCTCTCGGCTGGCATGTTGTAAAACAGAAAAAGTGGTCAGACGGTAAATATACTCTTGTCTTGGAGTTTGCTGATGTCTAAAATGTCGGAACTTTATGTCGAGGCTGAAAATCTCGTTTATGATGCCATGGGTGAGCCCGGTATTATGACTGATAATGATGTCCTCAATTATGTGAATGAACGGCTGCCTATTAAAATCGAATTGAGTTTTGTTGAGGAAGTCCTTGACAAGTTTTTCAACGATGAATGGGCAACTGATTATGAACTCTCACCCACATTACATTAATAGGAGAAATATCATGGTTAAGCATATCGGTAGACAGCATGTATTAAACGACTATCTCTATTCGCTAAATGCGTATGGTGAGCGTCAGTCAAATCGCTTCTGGCTTGTCGCTAATACTAAGTGGGGTAAAGAACTGATCGGTTCGGTCACTCCTGTGAATAACAGTAATCTGTTCACTGGGTTAGATGGTGCGATTTATCCTAGCCTAGATAAGTTGCTGGTTGCATTTGCTAACACCTACTTCCCGAATGATGTGGAAAATGCTAGTGCATCGCTGAATGGTCGTAGTTACTTTGCCCTGTTTGGTGACTTTAAGACCTACGATAAGATTGAAATTCTCGAAACGGGTACCCTGCTATGTGATATCCCTGGAATGGATCAAGAGGTCTAGAATGTCAACGAGAGAATGTCAACAGTCTACTAAGTCTATAGACTATAGGTGCGACAACATGTCGCAGTCGTTGACATACGATTTCGCTTGACTTTGGCTTCCGGGTATGTTAATATAAGACATAATGAAAACAGTGAAAGGATATAATATGACGAATGTAAACATTCCTGCTTGGGCTGGCTCTGCTGATACGATGGCTCGTCGTGTTAAGCCGATTATCCACTTGATTGCTCTGGGTAAGTCCGTTACCCCGACTGATATCAGCAATCTCGTCCGTCCTGCTGGTTCAACCAAGGACTATTCTGCAAAGTATATCACGTTCCTGCGTTTGCTCGGCTTTGACTTCTCTGTCCAGAAGTCCGGTCGTAAGATTGTTTCTTACACCTGCACCGTTGAGCCTGCTAACGCTGCTGATATTCGTGCTATCGGTCCCAAGGCTACTAAAGCAAAAGCCAAGGCTGCTGCAACCCCGAAGGTTGCTAAAGTGAAAGTGCCGAAGAAGGCTGCTGCTCCCGTTGCTCCCCGCAAGGTTGCAACTGCTAAAAAGTCCGTTGCTGATATCAAGGCAGCCAATCTTGCTAAGTTGAAGGCTGTGGCTGCCAAGATGAAGCCCAAGAATGTCCGTGAATTTGATGATGTGACCGAACAGTTTGGCACCAGTGGTGAAGTCGGTACGTCCTTCAACATTGATCGTGATTGGGATAGCATTGAGGGTCTTGACCTCAAGGCTCTTGGCATCTAATAATCGGGAGTGCTGCATGTCTCTTGTTAAACTTCTTTATAAGACTGCGTTTAATCCTAATAACTCTGGGGTTTATCCGTATCCGTCTGAGGTTGAATATATTGGGCATGTAGCACCCCGTCAATCTTGGCTATCTGAGAATGAGTTTTTTCTAACGACAGGTGATATGGATGCTCCAGTTCGCATACTCGATAAACGAAACATTATCAAAGCATGGGTCGACAGGTCAAATAACGATGATAATGTTAAAATCGCTGATAACAAGTATGTTGTAACCGCTGGTCCGTTCAAGCGTTATTCATGCACATGCACTGCCTATAAATGGCGTAATAAATGTTCTCATATCGATGGAGTTAAAAATGCGGCACTTTGATTACTTCTTCGCCTTCCTCTGCCTTCTTTTTGCAATCATGTTCGGCTGCATTATCTTCGGCGCTTGGTATGATTATCGTCTGAAACTCGACTGCGTGAATAGTGGTGATATTAAAAGTCAGGCTTGTTTCAAATACAATGTTATGAGTGATAACTTCCGCAATAACAACGTCAATCTTAATCTGAAAGGTGAGTGATGACAAGGCTTGAGTATTACACAGAGGTAATTCGTAATGCGATTTCTAGTCATCTTATGTCGCTGTCATTCTTTGTAATGCCCGAAGGTCCTGTTAAAGATGCTCTGTTAGTAGCAATAGAAAACGCACTCAATAAAGTCATCATAACTTTCGACAAAGGAGAATAATCATGGGTCTTGATATGAACCTCTGCGGTGATAAGTATTCATATGAAAAGAATGAAACTGTTGATGGCTTCCCCGTTTCGAGCACCGTGCTTGACATGGGGTATTGGCGTAAACATGCTAATCTCCATGGTTTCATTGTCGATACATTTGCTGATGGTGAAGATGAATGCCAGCGTATTCATCTTAGTGCTGATGATCTGCATAACCTTATCACAGCATTAGAGAATGATGCTCTTTATAATGAACCTGTAACCGGTTTCTTCTTCGGTCGTTCTTATTTCCCTGGTGAAAAAGACGAATACGGTTCTTATAAAGAACAGAAGGATCGTGATATTCATATCTTTACAAGAGCCCTTAACTGGCTCAAACACAATGACACAAAAGATGGTGAATATCGTTCTGTATATTATCAGGCATCGTGGTAAGGAGATAGATATGAAAATCCAACTAGTCAGTGACCTGCATCTGGAGTTTAATCATAACCCAGTCGTTGAAAATGCTGGTGCAGATGTTCTGGTCCTGGCCGGTGATATCTGTATGGCTGAGTTTCTTAAAACCGAAGATGAATTTATGCCGCTACCTCGTGAGGGTAAGTTTCTTCGGGAGTGTGCCCAAAAGTTTAAACACGTTGTTTATGTCATGGGCAATCATGAACATTATAAGCATCTGTTTAATGATACGGCTTCGGTTATTCGTGAGACTGTAGCAGGTCTCCCTAACTTCCACTTTCTGGATAATGAAAGTGTGATGATCGATGGTGTAAAGTTTCTGGGTACCACGTTATGGACCGATATGAACGATAATTGTCCTCTGACGATGGATCATCTGTGGCGTAGTATGAGCGATTTTCATGTCATCAAGTATCGTGATATGATAGATAGTTATTTCAAGTTTACCCCAAGGACGGCATATAGAGAACATTTGATTTCTCGTATGTTTATTGAGGGTGAACTTGATGGAGAAACTCCAACGGTAATCGTCACACACCATGCTCCGTCATATCAAAGTATTCATGAAATGTATAAGGGAGATCATTATATGAATGGCGGCTATGCATCCGACTTGGAATATATGATGGCACCTAATGTTAAACTGTGGTGTCATGGTCATATGCACAATGACTTTGACTATGAGGTATTTGGTACCCGTGTGGTCTGTAACCCGCATGGATATCCTGGTGAACGTGAGAACCCTAACACTAACTTTATCGTGGAGATTTAATGACTGATACACTAACTAAAAGCCCAGACGTTGCTCTGGTAGAGATTAAAGAAAAACTGTATAACCGACTGGCAGACCTGCGCCGTATCAAACATGACTTTGCTCAAACGGCAAAGATTGATCCAGTTTGGGAAGGTATTGTCGGCCAGTGTGGTCAAGAGGAACGTTTCCTCACCCAACTGCTTGACTTGATCGAACGGAGTTGATATAATGTCTAAACTTGTCCTAGTCGAAACTGTTTCCACATTCCGTCATGCTTATGTAGTGCGACTGCCCGACCATGAACCAAATGAATATGCGGTTGATGATGTTATTGATAGCATTACTGGTGGTCCATATCAAGGTAAAATGGAAGAACTAACACAGCACCATATCGCAGAAGATATCTATAATCACCGTGTCATTACTGAAACCGAGTATCTACAAATCTTTGACCGTGATAACAGTTATCTAAGTGACTGGGAGCCGATGGAGAAGTTTAAGTTTATCTTTGACAGTGCTAAGGCTCGTTCGGATCAAATTCATAAAGAAGTGAATTGGGGTCCTGATGTTGGTCGTGAAATCTTATCAGAGGATTGCTAATGGTTACCTTCCCGAAACTTTACAAGATTGACACCAAAGGCCAGACTCGTGTTTGGTGGATGGAACATAATGTTGGTATGGATGGATATCGCACACATTCTGGTATCGATGGTGGTAAGATTGTAATTTCGGGTTGGATATATCCCGAGGCTAAGAATGTTGGTCGTTCTAATGCTACGACGGTAGAAGAACAGGTTCTAACCGAGATTGAGTCTGAATATACAAAGAAACAGAACCAGGGTAAATATCACACCTCTGTTGGTGAGTCTATTTACTTTGGTGCTAAGTTCTTTGAGTGCATGTTGGCCGACAAGTATGATGCCAAGAAGCATAACAAGTTCCCATATTACTCACAGCCTAAACTGGATGGTGTTCGCTGCCTTATCTCTAAAGATGGTATGCAGTCACGCAACGGCAAGCCCATTGTTTCTTGTCCTCATATTCTTGAGGCGCTTGATCCGTTCTTTCAGGCATTTCCTGATGCCGTGTTAGATGGTGAACTTTATAACCATGAACTAAGAGACAACTTCGAAAAGATTATCTCGCTTGTTCGTAAGACTAAGCCTGAAACCAAAGACTATATCGAAGCCTCAAAATTGGTTCAGTATCATGTCTATGATGTGATTATGGATGGTCCGTTCATTGATCGGCTTTCCTTTATCAATCTGCATATTGGATCATACAATTCATTTGGTAATCGTTATCATCCAATCGTGCAAACTGTAAAGACTACAAACGTCAATGATGAACATGACATTGAAACAATGCTCCTTCATTATCTCGAAAGTGGATATGAAGGACAGATGCTTCGTGTTCCTAACTCACTATATGAAGGTAAGCGTTCCAAGAACCTTATCAAGCATAAGGAATTTGAGGACGATGAATTTGAAATCGTCTCTATCGAAGAAGGTAAAGGTAACTGGGCAGGTGCTGCCAAGCGTATCGAAATCCGTTTGAAAGACGGAACGACACAGTTTTCCGGAGTGCGTGGCTCATTTGACATGCTCAAGGATCTGCTGTATAATGCTGATGAATATATCGGTACGGACGTTACCGTAAGATATCAGAACAAAACCGAAGATGACAAACTTCGTTTCCCTGTTGTTGTTGCTTTCTGGAAAGGCAAGCGTGACCTATGAATATCTTTTATCTACACTCTGATCCTAAAGTGTGTGCCGAGTGGGCTGTTGACTCGCATTGTGTCAAGATGATCCTTGAGGCTGCCCAGTTGCTATCTACTGCCCATCGTGTGCTTGACGGCATCGAGTATATTGACGCTTCTTCTGGTCGCAAGATCAAGCGTTGGAGCATCGATGATGACCGTGAAAATATTCTATATTCTGCCACGCATGTCAATCACCCGTCTGCTATCTGGGCTCGTGAGTCTAATAACAACTACAACTGGCTGTGGTGCTATCTGTATGAACATTGTAAAGAATATACCCGTCGCTATGGCAAAGTCCATAAGATTGAACAGAGCGGCCTTCTAAAAGTGTTGCAGACTCCTCCGCATAACATTCCTATCAAACATTTCTTTCAGCCACCTAGTGCGATGGATGCTAAATACATCATATCAGAAAATTCGATTACAAACTATCGAAACTATTACAAGGTAGGCAAAGCACACCTTCACAAGTGGAAAGCACCTGCATTGCCACCTTCATGGATAATGGAGAACTAATGCCAACATATTCGTTTCGTGATAAACAAACAGGAGAGGTGTTCGACGTATTCATGTCCGTCTCCGAACTAGATACCTTTCTGGACAATCATCCAGAACTTGAGAAACTATTATCAGCACCAATGTTTCTCGGTACTAATATGAATGGTGGTCTAAACAATAATACATTCTATGACCCAAAAGGACGTGATTGATGCCTAATTACACATATAAAAACAAAGTGACTGGTGAAGAAGTTACTGTTACCATGACAATGGCTGAACATGATACCTACCTAGACGATAAGCCTGACTGGGAGCAGATGATCCTAGCAGCAAACTTTGTAGACCCAGTCTCAATTGGCGTCACTAAACCTCCAGCAGATTTTCAAAAGTATATTCTTGGTCGTGTTAAGTCCGCTGTACCTGGTGCAGATGCCGTGGCTAATAAGCGTTGGGATATTCCTAAGGAGATTTAATCTGACAGACCAGACACCTTCCAAAAAGTTTAGAGGTCGAGCCCGTAAGAAGGCTTCGACCTCTTTTGGTTATGATGATGTGACTAACAATAGCAATAAAGGTAAATATATGTCACGAAAGCAGAGAAGAAATAACCGTAATCAGCAACAAAATAATGAGAACATTGCAGAAAGAAACCATTTTGAACTACGTCACATTAAACCACTAACAGTAAACCAACAGAGAGTGTGGGACGCATATCAAGACGGTTCTAATCTAATGCTACACGGTTATGCCGGCACCGGTAAAACTTTTCTATCCTCATACCTAGCACTAAAGGAGGTGTTAATAGACGAGACATATAAGAGGGTCGTTATCATCCGCTCCGTTGTACCATCCAGAGATATGGGTTTTCTTCCTGGATCTGAAAAGCAAAAAGCGGAAGTATATGAACAACCTTATCAGGAAATCTGTGACGATCTTTTCGGTCGTGGTGACGGATGGAAGATTTTGAAAATGAAAAAATTAGTTGAGTTTACCACAACTTCCTTCTTGCGTGGAACGACATTTAATGATAGTATTATCATAGTGGACGAATGTAACAATATGACATTCCAGGAAATTGATACCGTTATGACACGTATCGGAAACAATTCTCGTATCATCTTCTGTGGTGATTATCGTCAGACTGATCTACATAAGCCACACGAGAAAACTGGTATTAAAGAGTTGATGAACATCACGAGACGTATGCCATCTTTTGATCACATTGAATTTGGTATTGAAGATATTGTAAGAAGTGGTGTTGTGAAAGAATATATTATTCAGAAAACGGAGATGGGACTATGACACAAATTACAAAAGATGAATATGTGAAGCGATTGAAAGAGTTTATCAATACACAGATGGCTAATGTTCAAGCCGATGGCACTAGACATGATCTTAGATTCTGGGTTAAGTTTAATCAAGACAAAGAGGTTGAGTTTAAAAACTATCTACAGACAGAAGGCATCACAGTCGTAGGACAGTGACTATATATTGGAGGGAGAGCAATTCTCCCTCCTTTATTACGGAGTTTTAAAATGGACGAAATCACTGATACCGATTTTGATGTGGGCTGTTGAAAACATTTACCCATATAAACACAACCCCTCTATGTGAACTAAAGAGAGAAGAATATAATGGCAAGCGATTTTATATCTCGCCAAAGGGTACTAAACTCCCCTCGGTTACGACTTTCCTATCTCACTTCAAAGGCGACTCTATTGCAAAGTGGCGCAAAAAAGTCGGGGAAGAAGAAGCGAACAAAATCTCGGCACGAGCAAGCCGCCGAGGTACAAAATTCCATTCTCTTATGGAATCTTATATCTCTAATCAGAAAGGATTCCTCACTGAAAAAGATGTGATGCCAGATATGCAACATGCATTTCTGGAGATTAGACCTGAGATTAATAGGATTGATAATGTTCACTATCTGGAAACTATGCTCTATTCAGAAACACTTGGTCTCGCTGGTCAAGTTGATTGTATTGCCGAGTTTGATGGCATCCCTTCTATCATTGACTTTAAAACTTCTCTAAAGCCTAAGAAGGAAGAATGGATTCTAAATTACTTTGAACAGTGTACCTGCTATTCTCTCATGTATGAGGAGATGACAGGAGTGCAATGTAAGCAAATTGTGGTGCTTATATCTGTTGACCATGAACAACCTCAGGTGTTTATTCGTAACCGCAGAGATTATATACCAGAGTTAGCACGAAAGGTGAAACAGTTTAGATCGGAGACTGACCTATGAAATCAATTGGCAATCATGCTAAAGCGGGTAATGCCAATCTTAAAGGTAAGAAGTTTAAACTTTTGTCATGTAAGTGTTGTGCTGTTAGAGACCTTCGTGGTAAAGAACAGTCCAAAGAAATGAAGAAAGAGATTAGATATGAAACAGGCTACTAAAACTTGTTATATATCGGATGACAACTATGTTGCGTGTGCTATGACCGAGGATGGTCAGTATGCTTATCTTGAGAACGATCCCTCAGGGATGAAAATAATCTCTATTGTCGATGACTTATCCAAGGCCAAGGAACTTGTCCTGGACTATGAGTTGGCAATGAAAGAATTTTGGGAGGTATTTAAATGAAGAAAATTTATCTAGCAATCGCATTGGTGTTTCTTAGTTTGGGTTTGTCTGGTTGCCTCGTGGCGACCGTCGGTGAGTGCATTATACGGGACTCAACTAGCCGTCCGTGCCAGTAACGGACCAGGAGGTGTGCAAGGAACGGAATTAGAAGATTTTGAAAATGAATTGGAGACACAATGAAAGAATTGAATGATGAAAAGGCAATCGATATTGCATCCGTGATTAAGTATGTTGTATGGAGTAAAGATAAGGTCGCTGGTGGTATCAGCCAGGAAAATGCTGTTCAGTCACTAGCAAGACTTATTGATTACCCGGTTGAGTTGATGAAAAACATAGCAGGCAAAGAATGAGAAAACTGTTCTTTTTGTTTGCCATGGTACCTTCATTCGCTTGGGCGTCAGAAGATTTTTCATGTGAGAAGAAACCTGGCGATAGCCATATTGTTCATTGTAAAGCGAAGAAGGTGACAGATGTTTCGTTGGTCAGCATTAATGGTGGTGAGTGTAATGCTCCTTCATTCCACTGGCATGGTTCAGGTGGGTTCGCTATTCCAGGAACCAAAGAGTGTGGCTATGTCAGTGCCGTTACCTTATCGTTAAACGGACATAATAAAACTTTTGCACCACTTTAGACTTGACTTTTGAAATCACCTATGCTATAAATAGTATGCTTAGATCGTTGAGAGACGCAGAATAAGCGGAAGAGACGGGGGTTCAAATCCCCCCACCTCCACCATAAGGAAACAATGAAGCATAAACACCATATCATTCCTAAACATATGGGTGGGAATGATGATCCTGAAAACTTAGTAGAACTATCTGTGGAAGAACATGCTGAGGCGCACCGTGTTTTGTATGAACAACACGGTCTATGGCAAGACTACGCTGCTTGGCAAGGCCTTCTAAAGTTGATGTCCACAGAAGAATGTAGATTGTTGGCTATTCGTGAAGGCGCCAAACAAGGCGCCAAAATAGCAAATATGAGACGTTGGGGTCCGCATATAAAGTTTAGGGATGATCCAGATTATTTGCCTTTTCATAAGAGAGAATCTGGTTATGCTAAAAATGTTGATGGTAGAAAAGTCAGAAACAAAAGATACTGGTTCAACAATGGTGATAAAGAAGGTCAGTATTCTTTAGATGATCATCCAGAAGGATGGGATCGTGGAAGACTAAAATCTGTAATGAGAAAGACCAATCCATATGTTTCTTTATGATGGGGGTGTTCCGGGAATCGATCTACGTGGTAAAGGCGTAAGGAGATCGAAAGCAAATCGTAAAGGCAAACGACAACAACGCCTATGAGGCATTTGCTCTAGCAGCATAACCTTTGGGTATGGGCTCCACCTCGAAACAGAACGGGCCCGCTTCATGAAAGGATTATATTATGAGTGAGAAAGACAAATACACTGGTATGCGTGAGTTTAACTTCGCACTAAGCGCCAACGTTTATATCTGTGCCTTTGCAGGTTTGTTTCTTGGTGCTATTCTTGGTTATTGGGCAACAGGAGTAATCGAAATCACTATTGCATCCGCTATCACAATCTGTATTCTCTCTGGCCTATTTGGTATGTTCGTATGAACGCAGAAGATATCAGCCGCTTTTCAATGGCCATCGAGGAGATGGTCTATATGAAAGACATACCATACATCGATGCAATCTGTATGTATTGCGAAGAAACTGGATTTGAGGTAGAGACAGCAGCGAAATTAGTTTCTGGTGTCCTCAAGTCAAAGATCAAACTAGAAGCCGAAGAACTACACTACCTCAAAAAGTCAAACACTTCCCAACTCCCTCTTTAATATGGTGATATGATGTTTAATGCGAATGAATCCTTATCTATTGAAAACGCCAAGGCCGAAATCCAGTCCCTAATCAAATCACGAAATCTCTTATCAGGTTTATATGGCCATAACGTCGTGATTGCTGGTGGATTCTTTACGAATGTCCTACAAAATAATAAGTTCAAGGACATTGATATCTTTGTATTGAACAATGATGTTGTTGTATATAATCACCTGACAGAAGGTTTCAAGAAGCAGAGTGAAAGACAAGAAGCGGCGAAAAAGGCAATGGCAGACGCCTACAATCCTATCACACCTATCAACACACTTATCAATTCAATCTTTGATGATGTTCCTTTTGCAGACACGGAATGGTCACGTTCCGAAATGATGGCATATATGCACAATTCAAACATTGTGGATGTCATCAATAATCATAAAACAGATGCACAGTATATTCTCACCAAGTATAAGACTCGTGAGGAACTACTAGCACACTTTGACTATAAGCATTGCAAGGTATCTTATGTTCCTCTAGAGGTAAAACTCTATATCAACCGTGAGACGTTTGATTGTATCCAGAATAAGATCCTCAAGATTAATAATGATCAGAATAGTAAGAACCATCAGTATCGTCTAAGCAACTTTCTTACCAAAGGTTGGACTCTTGATGATAACAGTAAGAAAAACTTGTTAGATGCTCACCGTGAGGCCATTCGTGAATCATTTGAGAAGTTGAAACAGGAAGCAATCGGCAAAGTATTGATTCATGGTGCTGAATATACTATCAATAAGCAGACCTTAGATGATGCTGGTATCACAGCACAGACTATGGAAGATACCATGAAGCGTTATCGTACCGATTCATCATATATCTAACGGATAAAATGAAACACTTCTCAGGATATGGTGCATATCTGTTATTCTTAGCCTTGCGAACTCATTTCACTAGTGCTAAGTATGACTTCTTTCAGATGAACGGTAAACTCCGTGCAACTAAGGAGTCATATCTAAAGCGTAACGATAAGGCATTCTTTGAAAAGGTTGCGAAACTATATAATGCCGAGGAGTTGAAAAACTTCTACATTGCAAACTTCTTAGAAGATCGGCATTATATAACAGACATGCTTGAGGAAGATGCACATGGAGCGTTTTATGAGTTACAGAAGCGACAACAATCACTCTCATATATCTTCAAGAATGACATGGACAGAGTATTTGAACACGATTGTAAACGTGCTTTTAGTATTGTCGATGGGGAGTATCCTCATATTATCAATCTTACTCTCCGTCAATCTATTGCTTTTGAGTCTGCGGTCATTCTAAATGATTTCATACCCTATACTGATAAGTTTGATAAATACTTAGGAGATGATGATATCATTTGGTCAAGACTTGCTTTGAAAGTCCGAAAGTATAGACCCTTCCTAAAGTATGACTCGGATAGAATCAAAGCCATACTCAAGGAGAAAGTAAATGGAAACTCTACAGGGTAAAGCGTCAGATATTCTATTGCAAGTTGCAGATGGGTATTACTTTAGAACATTCAATGAAGAAGGTCGAATGGTTCTAGTATGTAAAGATACACAAACTATTTGGCTGCCATCAGATGAAGTTCTATATTATATGGAGATTATCTATGGATATGAGTTACTCCAAGACTAAACGACAAAAGAGATTTCAACAGAAAGACAGACATATCGAACGACAGTTTGATATCGCTAAGACCCACGATCATGGGTATTACAACGACAACAATAAGCACAAGTTACACAAGAAACATGCCATGAACTGTGGCAATCCTCGTTGCTATATGTGTGCTAATCCTCGTCGCACATGGGGAGAAAAGACAATACAAGAGGTCAAGTTTGAGTGTCAGGCTGTTGTCGATGAAAGAAAGGATCCCATCAGCAAATGGGAATGGGAGGATCTAAATGATCCTTCTATGCAATGGTGACTAAATATCACTTGACAGAAGGAGATTCTTCTGTTACAATACAAACATTATATTATGAATATGTGGATAATACGACTATACAACGAACATACGGAGAAAATATATGAACTTTGCAAACCTCAAGAAGCAGTCTAAGTCCTTTGATAACCTACTAAAGGAAGTGGACAAACTCAATACCCCCACATACGAAAACAAAGAAACCGATAACTATTGGAAGCCTACCCCTGATAAGTCAGGTAATGCTCTAGCAGTTATTCGCTTTCTTCCTGGCCCAGCAGTAGACGGTGAAGATGCTCTACCATGGGTACAGTATTGGGACCATGGCTTCCAGAATAAGATCACTGGTAAGTGGTATATTGAGAAGTCCCTAACGACTCTAGGTCAGAAGGATCCTGTTTCTGAGTATAACTCCACTCTGTGGAATGCTTCGGGTGATGATAACTCACCGGAGCGTAAGCAGGCTCGTGATCAGAAGCGTCGTCTGCACTATGTCTCTAATATTCAGGTTATCAACGATCCTAAGAACCCACAGAATGAGGGTAAGGTATTTCTATTCAAGTATGGTAAGAAAATCTTTGATAAGATTACAAAGATGATGAACCCAGACCTTGAGTCAGAAGCCAAGGTCAACCCATTCGATCTATGGGCTGGTGCACCATTCAAGTTGAAGATGACCCGTCAGTCTGGTTTTCCAAACTACGATGAATCAACATTCTTAACACCAGGTCCTTTGAGTGAAGATGACTCTGAGTTGGAAACAATTTGGAAGTCTGAGTATTCTCTCAAGGAGATTGTTGACTCTAAGAACTTCAAGTCTTATGATGAATTGAAGAAGCGTCTTGATGACGTTATGGGGCTATCAACCGGTACCTCAACTATGACTGTAGCAACCGCAGTTGTTAAGAAGTCACCAGTTGTTGATGACGATGATGATGTTCCATTCACCCAGTCTAAGCCAGTTGCTAAGAAGGCTCCCGTTGTCGAAGATGACGAGGATGAGGATCTAGCAATGTTTAGAAAACTTGCTGAGGACTAATAGAATTGGGGAGCAGAAATGCTCCCCTTTTTTATGATCTGTTACCGTGACTATAATGGAAGTTACTTACTGGTTCACCGGTCTCAACACCACCTGTTCTAAATGCAGCACGTTTCATTGAAGGTGTTGAATACCATTCTTTAGACAAATCATTCATACCATCTAATATATGACCCTGTTGTGTATCTTTATCGAATGTCTCTCTATTAGGCATATCAGGTTGCTTAAACTTGCCAGGATCATTCTGTGAGAACTCGTTTTTAAGTTCCTGAATGGCTGCTTTAAATTCATCCATAACACCTGTATCTTGTGTTGGCTTCTGGCTCACATCTGGCTTTTGATCAGGGATAACCTGTGCCGTATCCTTCTTAGGATCAATAAGCATCTTCTCATTAGTATTCATTGTAAAGAGTGGTTGCTGCTGTGCATTGACAACAACTGCATTATCACCTTGAGCACCACCGATTGGATATGCTGAGATTTGTTCTGTGTTAATCTTGTTAATACCACCTTTAGCATTTGCTTTTACTTGTTTAGGTGGTTGTGCATTGTCTTTGTTTGCAGGCTTTGCTTCTACTGGTTTAGGTGGTGGGTTAGCCTGCATAGGAACTTTAGAAGTATAATCGGCAAGTGGTGTCTTAGGTGGATCAACTGCTGCGTTTTGTACCATAGGATTAGTAGACCCTAATGGTGCACCACTCTTATCATTAATAGAGTGATAGTTAGCAGCATTGTTAGTACCGAAGCCACCGACAGGATATGTGCGTTCATGAGCACCTCCAGAGCCTTTGTATTGCTCCATGACACGAATGCCTGTAATCTTACCTGCACCATCTCTCTGATAGTCTAGGAAGACAGCAGCGTGGGTTGTGTGATTACCTGGTGCACCGACACCTTGTCCACCGTCATACATTGAAGATGGGTTGCCTTTTCTATCCATGAATGTAGCAATAGGTGTTCCTGGCTTTAGTGTACCGTCCATAACATTAGAACCACGGCGCCATTCTGTGACAGAACTATTAGAACCAACATACGCTTTTGCTAGAGCAACGCACTGTGGGTTGCTTAGATTACCAAACTGATCTTTAATCTTTGATGCAACTGCATTAGCACCTTTAGTATCACCAACGATTGCTGAGGCTTCTGGTGAGCCTGGTGCTGGTAGTCCTGCATTAGTATATTCTGCTAGTGTACCAATTCTATTGGCTTCCATATTGCGAATAAGTTTTTCTCTAGCAAGTTCCATTGACTTATCCGAATAGTCATTAGTAATACCTATTGCACCATATGCCTGTCTTGCTTTTGAAATACTTGAGCCGTAGTGTTCAATTCCAGGTCTCAGATAGCCAATGCCTGTGGCTGCTGAACCAGTAAATACTCTTGCTGCTTCATCGACGCTGCCAGTTTGCTTCAATTGATTAAGTGCTTTTGATTCACTACCTTTGAGTTCATGCACCAAAAATTGATAGTTTGCTTCATCAGAGGTAATACTTAATCCTCTAGCAGCAGAAAACTGTTCGAACTCAACTCGTCTTGGTCCTGTCCATTGAGCCCAACCAAAACCACCCCTACTGCCTGGAATTACTGGATGTAATTCTTGAACTGCTTTTAGCCCACCAGTTTCACCTCCTAGACTGCCTATAATACCCGCTGCCTGTTCTTTTGTAATATTCAAATCTTTTTGTAATCTTGGCATAAAGGCTGATGCTCTTTGCTCAAAATTGCCTTGACTTGCGATTGCTCGTTTTACTTCTTCGTCACTTACAGTTGGTGCAGTATATTTGAAGAAGTCTTTACCATCTTGTGTAATCTTTTTAACACCAACAGATGATAATTGACTTTCATCTAGTCCTGCAAACATCTTAGCACGAGGATCATCGACAGCCATTGGTGTAGACTTCAATGCATCATATGTCTTTTTCTGTTCTTCTGATAATTGTGGAGGTGGTGTCTTACCAACCTTAGCAGTCATACTCTCTTGCCACTTCTTTCTCCATCCACCTGCTTGCATATTGGCACCGGCAGATGCTCCAGAAGCCGTATTCTGTAACTGTTCTTCGATTGCTCTTTGCTTGGCCATTGTCATTGACGTTGGCATTGCTTTAGCGAAACCTGATATATCTACAGGTAACATTCTCTGATAGTATAGTGGGAAGAGTTCTGCTAATTGAGTAGGTGACATTAGAGACAAGAGCCATTGACCGACTTCATCGTTCTTGGCTACTTGTATTCTCTGTGACATGCTCATGCTTCTTAGAGCATCGTAGTTTGCTTTTGTTAGTTTAAAGGATAATGCCATTTACCTTCTCATTTTTGCTTGACGCTCTAGTTGCGATAGTTTTGCTTTTTGTTCTTGCTCATGTTGCTTTCTTAGTTTCTCTTGTTCATCTAAGAATTGTTTTAGCATGTCAAGGTAGATATATCTTTCCCACGGCATCAACTGTTCTAGTTCTGTTAAACTCCAGTGATGATGCTGCATCAATGCAAAGTTCGTTTTAAATACATTCCCGAGTCTGTCATGACCCATTATTACTGAAAAAAATCTAGGAAATCTGCATACCTCACAACATGATGAAAGCCACATTTAGGGCAGTCTGCTTCGATCTTAACTAAGAAAGAAGGGAAGTTGTCGATATAGTATTCCAGTTTCTTATAGTTTTCTTCTGTTAGCCCCTCAATGAAATCTTTAAGTTCCTTAGATGAATAGTCTTTAGCAGAATACACACCCTTTTTATCATATATGTGTTCAATAGAGTTCATGATAATTTTGGTTTTCTTCTCATTGTCCGGAGTGTCATCCAACTGCTTAATCAGTGCATAGTTTGGATATTTCATCATGACACCACTGGTCTTATCTAGTTTGACATCATCTTTTACTTCATCATTATAGATAATCTCGTTATTAGAAATGTCCATATTGGTCTTGAATGTATGACCACAAACTCTTCCTTCTTCATCATTCAATATATTGTGGCAGGTAAGATTAATCTCAACTGACTCACCGATAGACTTAGCACGTAGAAAGATAAACAAAAAATCGATATCAAAGAATGGTGCTTTATCTACATCAAAAGTTCCACTCACGATACAGTTATTGATCACTTGCTTAACCGTGCTAACAATCTCCTCACCACTATTAGACTCTGCTGCCATTAGTAGAAGTTTTTCTTCTTTAACGTTGAATGGTCTGACCTTAATAGTTTTCTGACTCGATGGTATCTTTACTGTATAAACTGGCACATCAATTTTGGGCAACGGTTTGTTGCTCGTTTCAATAGGCAAAGACATTATTTACTCCATTATGTTGCTGGACTCAAAGGTATTGGTGAACCTCCAGGTATAGCATCTCTTCCTGGTCTACTCCAGTATCTATATGTGAATGTGATATTCAATCTTAGAACGTCATTATCAGCCCAGGTAACCTGCTGTGGATTAACCTGAAATGGCCATGCTTGTTTAAGTTCCCAGAGATATGATGCCTTACCTCTTGTTGGTGACTTTTCACCATTTGATATTTCTGCTAATTGAAATACTCTAATCGTGGCATAATAAACATCTGTGTAGTTAAAGTCGAATGTGTTTGTTGGGTTAATAACTTCCAACCAGTCATCAAACATTTGTCTTTCATATGCTTTTTGTCTAGTTAGGATTGAAACAGAAAACTCGTTGTTATACTTTGAGTTGTATGGTAGAAACTGTGAAGGACCATAATATCTTGATTCGATGAACTCGAAGCCACGACCAGGAAACTCTACCGCTTCACATAGATAGGTGAGGTCCTTGAGCATACTTGTATAGCCAAGTTTATATAAGAAGTGACCATTCGGACCTAAACCCGAAGGTAATATCTGAATAGCAAATCGACAGTTCTTAGCAGGTGCACCTAGATCATTAATTGCTGCATTGAAGTCCAGCATTGTAGTATTTGTAGGTGGATTTTCTATGGTAAAAGATGCCATTATTAGAAACCTTGATCCTTAATCATTCTTCTGTCAATGAGTCTGACTTCAGTGGCAGAGAATGTGAGTAAGCATGAGACTGGGTAACCATTTCTAAAGGTAGAGAATGTTCCTGGTGGTGCAAAGTTTGCTTGCACCTTACTGATAACACATCTTTCAATAAGTGGTATATGTGTGTTAGGATATCTTGTGTCTTTGTTCCAAATTGAGAAATGAAATTCTGCTGGTGCGATTACTGCTGGTCCTGAAAACTCTGGTGCTGCATATGCTCTAATATTCTTGACAATATTCTCAATAGACTGTGACTCTTTCTCGTTACGTGGTACCATGAGAAAAGAGAAATCAAACTGTCTTAGATTGCTGCTTCTATAGAGAACCTGAACCATTGGGTTAATTGCCCTTCTGGTTGCTAGTGAAGCGGTGACACCTAACAGACTGTCATTGATAATGTTTGTCAATCTAATATCAGTAAAGTTATGGTTCATATCATAGATCAATGGCATTTGTTCACCCGGTGCCGCACCAGGAATAAACAGATATGCTGTATATGCGTTATAGTTTGGTGGGTTAAGTCCGAGAGAACCTGTTGCTTGTGCACCACCTGTATAGACGGATATTCTTAGATAATGTCCCGTTTGATCATCACCAAGATCCTCAGGGAATCTATTTTCATCATATGGATACTGTTTCTCACCACCAGCACTTTCAAGAAACGCAACGGCTTTATCTCTCGCTGCTGCTGATACTGTATCGGTAACCCTATTGATAGCACCTGATACACTATCTGATGCCGCACCAAACATTGTGTTAAACGTATCTGCCCAAGTTGATTTCATTTGTTTCCTCTATAAAAGTATGCTACATATATTTAGCAGAGGTATATAATGGCAACTAATTTCAAACAGGGTTTTTTCAGACCGAAGAACCCCTCCAAGTATCGTGGTGATGCAAACAATATAGTCTATCGCTCCGGTTGGGAGAAACGAGTAATGGATTCACTAGATGATAATATTAATGTTATATCTTGGTCATCTGAGGAGATTATTATACCTTATGTGTCTCCTGTTGATAATAAAGTTCATAGATATTTCCCTGACTTTTATGTTGAAGCACGAGCACCAGATGGTTCTGTTAAGGTGATGCTACTAGAGGTTAAGCCTATTGCACAGACACAAGTACCTAAGAAGCCACAGAGACAAACTAAAAGGTTTCTCAATGAGGTTATGACATATGGTGTGAATCAAGCCAAGTGGGATGCTGCATCTAAATATTGTCAGCACAAGGGGTGGGAATTTAAACTGATAACCGAAAAAGAACTGTTTAATAAGAAGAATAAATAGTCATATGGCAGACGAAGGCAAAAAGAAATATACTTCCGCAGAGATGCAGAAGTGGTTGTTTGAGAAAGCAGCCGAAACAAAAGACCCAAAGACAGTTAGAAAGATCGTTATGTCAAATGACATGCGTGGTCGTTCTACTGCAATGCTAGGTCGTATGTATTTCTTTAAGTATAATCCGATTGGTAGATCATATCTGCCTAAGTATGACAAGTTCCCAATGTGTATACCTATTGAAAGATATAGCAACGGGTTCTTAGGAATCAATCTTCACTATCTAAACAGTGGTGGCAGAGCAGCATTGCTAGAGATGCTACTACGATTTAAAAGTGAAGCGGTCATCGACGATCAAACAAAGATTATGATTGATTATGATATGCTTAAAGCATTTTCAAGTTTAGAGAAGTTAGCAATGCCCTGTGTGCATAGATACGTGTTTACTCAGGTTCGATCAAAGTTTATTGAGGTGTATCCCAGCGAATTTAATATGGCAATTCAACTTCCAGTAGAGGATTGGGTATTTAACCAATAAAGCAATGGCATTATTAACATACAATTCATATTTCGATAAGTTACCTAAGATCAAGTATGATCCTACACGTTCATTGCTTGACCCCAATTATGAGACTGTTACCAATATCTTCTTTCGTGTCCGTGTTATTCGGGAAGTATTGAATAACATCAATTCATATTATGTGGTTGAAGTAGAAGATGGTGAAACACCAGAGATTGTCGCAGAGAAAGTTTATGGTGATGCGGGTGCTGGTTGGATGGTTCTTATTGCTAATCAGATCATTGATCCGCAGTTTGAGTGGCCGCTTAACTATGACGCATTTAATACCTATCTGATCGATAAGTATGGATCAGTCGAGGCCGCAGAAACATTGGTGCATCACTACAATATGGTAGTAACAAGAGAGTTGCAGCCAGATAATGTAGTGACAGAAACAAGATTCGAAGTTAATGGTACTAAACTTACTGATAACAATCTAGATGTTCCCTATAACTATTATAACCCACATTTCGGTGACCCTGGTTCTTTAGCAGCAGTTCAATCTGTGGAAACATTTGACTTCGAAGGTAAGACAATAACAGTTACCACTAGTGGTGAGATTGTATATGCATATGACTATGAACACCAACTAAATGAAGATAGACGTTTGATTAAGGTAATCAAAAAAGAATATCACTCTAAGATAATGGACGAGTTTAACATTCTAACTGGTGCATATCCATCATTCAGAAGATTCGCAAAGTAACATGGCAGAAAATTTTAATATACTCCAAGAACATGGTATAGTCAGCGTCGAGGCATTCGATATCGATGGACCACCATCAAATCTTGAAGGAGTTATGATTAAAGAAATTCTAATGATCGAAAGTCTTACGACACAAAGTCCACAGACTGCGGTTAAGTTGCAATCATTGATATACAATCCTCCCGGTAAAGACTTTGATCAGTGGAAGAATAGTGGCATCAAGTTCACTCTCAAATCTAATAATACTACACTAAGCGTTAATCAAAAAGTCTATAGAATGGCAGACAGAAAGTTCATGCCAACAAACGTAGGTCAGACTGAAGAATTTGTTATTCATGCCTGTGATGAAACACTATTGTTGGATGCCAAGTGTCTTGTATCTAAATCATGGAAATGCACCAGACCTTCCGAGATTGTTGAGCATGTATTGGGTCATTGTGTTGAAGCAAACGAAAAGCAAGTTGATTCTGCTGATCCTGCTAGAGATTATATTGCAGAGAACATTCACCCCTACCAGGTAATTGCACAACAAGCAAGCGTAGCATTAGATGGTGATGATCCATCATTTGTGCATTTCATGACATACGAAGATGGTGGTAAGCATTATTTTACCTCATTAAAGAAAATGACTCAGGGTAGTGTGATTAAGAAATATCAGCAAGTCGATATTGAAAATGAAACTGGATATGCCAATAATGACTATGCTATTAACTTTTCGTTCCCCTGTGACTTTGATTATCTAACAGATATTCTAAACGGTGTCGATGATAAAGGTAAAGACCAGAACAGTGGTGCCTTTATGGATATGGTGCACAAAATCTTTACACAACGTGGTGGCACACAAGATTGTGACTGCGGTATCGGTCAGTATAATTACAAGCAAGGCTTCTCTAATGAGTCAACAGCGGAAGACAGAAACAGTTGTAACTTAGATACTGAAAGCCATCTATTAAAGCGTCAGGCTAGAATGAGTCTATTAGATAAAGACAAGATGGCTCTAAGAATTACTGTTCCCTGCAATCTAGACTTACACGCTGGCAAGATGATAGAACTAAAATGGATCAATTCTAAATCAACAAGTGGTGAACTTGTATATGGTAGCGGTAAATATCTTATTGCTGCTCTTGTTCACGATATTAAACTCGGCGGCTTCTCTGTTACTAATATGGAATGCGTTGCTCAAACTGCTGGTGGAGGTGAAGTATAATGGGCATTAGTAATAATCCTCTAGGCTTAATCGAATTAGGTGTCATCGCTTCTGGTGGTGATCCACAAGGAGATGGTGATCATCCCAAAGATCATTCAGGTAATCAAAAAGTTATTCTACCTTCTACAATGGACCCAGAAGGTGTTAAACAAGAACATCTAGCGTTCTCACCATTAATGCACTCACCAACTGCATTAGGTCAGCAATCGTTTCAAGGTGTAATGGATCCTGGTGCGCTTGTATATTTTCTCAAGTATCCTGGACAGAGTGGTGGTGTTATTCTTGGTCAGGCTAATGATATTGTTAATTATGACAAGGGCAGCCAAGGTGGTGGTAAGAATCTATTAGGTGCTCAATACTTTCAAGAACTATTTGATCGTGAGACTGGTGTTAATATTCCACCAGATATCGAGGAGACCGTTGAAAAGGGTGCCAAGGTCAAAAAGATTAAAGAAAAAGGTAAGAAGCATAAGCACTCACTACTAAAGGGAACTCCTTCTCACGGCTCTATGTTCGAAACAACTGGTTATAAATTACCCGAAGTCACTAACGTTCCTACTGCTAAACAACAATTCTCTAATCTCCTAACAGGGGATATGATGAATAACTTGCCAGGGTCTGTCATGTCTCTTGGTGGTATGTTTCAAGGTCTCATGGGTAACATGGGTGGAGGTGGTGCAGCAGGTGGTGCCCAGGGTCAACAAGGGTTACAGACTAGCCTCTCTTATAACAGAATGGATCAAATCCAAGAAAACCTATCCCCACAAATGCAAGATGCCTTGACTAGTATTGCTACAATGTCACAGGGGCTTGATGCAAATTCAACACATTCTGCATTTACCACAATGTTCCGTGTTCATGATGAAACATATCTAGATAATGCTGCGGAACTACTCAGTCAGGTTACCTGTCTAGCAGATTTGATGGAAGTTCTTAATCGTTTGCAGCATGATGAAACATTGTTTGGCTTAGATAAATTAGCCAATACAGTTATTACATCAAATACTGTCTGGGGTAATGCTAATACTATTATTACTGCAACTGGTGATATTCAGACTGAATATTCTAATACAACACCACAGCAGAATATGAGTAACAATCTTAGCAATCCATCTTCTAATCCTGGCTCTGGCAGCGGACAGAATATGTTTGGTGATAAGATATCTAATCTAATGGATATGATGAAGCGTCTACCACCAAATGCTGAAGGACAAATGAAACAGTTGATGGAAGGCATGAATAAAGATGTTGATTTAAAGAGTATAGTTATGCAAACAATTCAAGGTGGCAATCCACTTTCTAAGTTTATGTCGTAAGAGGATATAATGGCAGAACACGATAACCCTAAAAAAGAAACACCACAAAAGTGGTCATCAGCGAAAGATCCTCGTACCAAGAAAAACGCTGGTAAGTACCCCAATCAATTAATCACCAAGACACGCTCTGGTAATATACCTATGATGGTCGATGATACTCCTGGTTCAGAGAGTATGACTATTCAACATAGAAGCGGATCAGCATTTCAATTTCTACCAGATGGTTCTGTTCAAGTAACTGCACATCATGGTAAATATGATATTATCTTTGGTGAAAATAGAATGACTGTCACTGGTGCACATGATCTTACAGTTAAAGGTCATGGGTCAATGATGGTGTATGGTGATTATAATAAGACTGTTCATGGTGATGTTAATATGACAGTCACCGGTGCTTACAATGTTACCGCAGATAGTCATAATGCAGTTATTCGCAACAATATGGACGTTGCTATTGGTGGTAACAGAACAACCAAGGTTGCTGGTAGCGAATCAAGACAGGTTGCTAAGTCATATGCTATGGCTGCTGGAGAAGATGCCACTATTGCTTCTTCTAAAGGTTCGCTTAATCTTGGCTCAGAGAAACAACTATCTCTATTCACCAATTCACAATTAGCACAAAGCGCAAAGACTGTTAAGATGGAAGCAAGAGCAGGATCAGTTGATGTAACGTCTAGTCAAGGCACTCTAATTAAATCAGCAAGTCTAGATATCAATTCATCTGGTGCAGTTAAGATTAGCGGAACAGATAGTCATATGAATTTCAGCGGACAAAAGAAAATACAAGCAGCAGAGATTCGTATGCAAGAAGGAGCCCAGACGGCTAGCAATGCTGCAAAGCCTGGTGCACCAACGACAACACCTTCTGCCAATCCACAAGTGGCTTCGTCAGATGCAGCGTCTATCGGTAAACTGGCATAAATAAAGGAATACTAAAAGGACTACTATGGCAAAGTCATTTATCAATCGTCAGCCCGACTATACAGATTTAGATTTAGACTTCCTGCGTCACCCTACTACGAGTGATGTGGTTGTTAAATCTGGTGATGATGCTATTAAAAGATCAATCAGAAACTTGATCTTCACTAACTATTATGATCGTCCATTCAGATCATATATCGGATCAAATATTCGTAACACACTATTTAATAACGCTGATCAGTTTACGGCTAATCAACTACAGACTGCTGTGACAGACGTTATAAATAACTTTGAACCAAGAGTATCTGTTTTAAATGTTGAAGTTGATCTTGATGTAGACAGAAATGGTTTCAATGTTAATCTGATGTATGTCATTAAGAACCGTGAGCAGCCAGTCCTAACAACAATATTCCTAGAAAGGGTTCGTTAATAATATGGCAACTTCTAATACCACACTCCAAGTTGCAGACCTAGACTTCTTTAAGATTAAAGAAAATCTAAAAAACTTTCTTCGTAGTCAGTCCACATTCACTGACTACGATTTTGACGGTTCTGGTATGTCTGTTCTATTGGACGTTCTTGCATACAATACATATTATAACTCTTTCTATCTTAACATGGCTGCTAATGAATCGTTCCTAGATACTGCACAGGTTCGTAACAATATCCTTTCACATGCTAAACTAATCAATTATGTTCCTAGTTCAGCACACGGTTCATTATCTAAGGTTAACATTGTCGTAACACCATCTACCACAGAAGATCGTGATACAAACGTTATCACACTAGACAAATACACAAGACTAGTTGGACAAGATAAGAACGGTGTTAATTTCCCATTCGTAACTATTAATTCAAATACCGCACACAAGTCGGCTGGCTCATTTAACTTTGCCAATGTATTCATTAAACAGGGGCAGGTTGTTACACAACAATTCTTAGTTGACTCGATTAATACATCAAGACGCTTTCAGATTCCATCCGCTAATGTTGATACTGATAGTCTTGTTGTTACTGTTCAAGAATCGTCATCTAATACAACCACAATCGAATATAAGGTTGCTGCTGATCTAACAGAAATTTCTGGTGATTCAAAAGTATTCTTTGTTGAAGAAGATGATCAACTCAAGTATACCATCTACTTCGGTGATGGTGTTCTAGGTCATAGACCAAAAGACGGTAATATTGTTATTGCAACTTACCTCGACACAGTTGGTGCAGTCTCAAACAACATTTCAAAGTTTAAGTTTACTGATCCTATTGGCGGTCCTAATTATAGAGACAGTGTTCTTGTTACCACTGTAGAAACATCATATGGTGGTGTTGACAAGGAAGACATCGATAAGATTCGTTTCCGTGCGCCATATTACTACACAGCACAGAACAGAGCCGTAACTGTTAACGACTATGAATCACTAATCACCAAAGACTACGATAATATCGATTCAGTCTCTATTTGGGGTGGTGAAGATAATGATCCTGTTGTTTATGGCAAAGTCTATCTATCACTAAAGACACGTGGCTTCTATGCTCTTTCTAATCTTGAGAAAGAACGCATCAAGAATACACTAATTGAGAATAGAAACGTTCTAACTATCATCCCTGAAATCGTAGATCCTGATTATGTGTTCTTAATGATTCAGGGTAAGGTTACATATAATCCATCTCTAACAACTAAGACCGGAGAAGAACTCCAGGCAATCGTTAGACAGGCCATTATTAACTATAGCAACAACGAACTAAACACATTCAAAGCAAAGTATAAAAAGTCAAGACTACAATACTACATTGAGAACTGTGAAAAGTCTATCACAGCCTCAGATATTGTTGTGTATATGCAGAAGCGTGTTCAGTTGACAACTTTGCAGTCTAAGAACTATTATATCAATTATAATACAAAACTTATGAAGGGTGCTTATCTTG